GCTTATCGCTTACACCCTGGAGTCGGTGCTCCCGAATGAGTCGCAGCTCTTCGGCGTTAAGGCGTACGGGTGGATTCGGCATGGACAGGACATCCCGAGTAAGTTACTTGCTATCTTCAGCGAAGAGCGAAACAAGAAAGACAGTTACGGCAATGATCGCCTCCTGTGGGATCACGATGCCAAAGATGGCCTGTGCTCCGACTGCAATAGCGCCAACGATACCAGTTACGGTCGTCTTCCAGTTCTTCATAACCTTACCTCGGATGATGGTAAAAACGTGCGGCGCTATGAGGATAGCGATCCGCGTCTTCAGCTTGACTTCTTCGTACGTGAGGATCGCGCGCTCGGCGAGTGTTAGCTCTGCAACCTTGTCGAGTTCCTCGCGGTCTACGGGTATCGGCTCAGCGTAGCGACCGTCGAAGGGAGTCCAGACGTCGCGACGTATTCGCGGCGGCCGTGTGATCTCCACTTCGTTCGATCCACTGGATTCGGTACTCATGGTCTGCAAGTTGCGTCTGTATCATCTCGAGTTTGGCAACATCTACGCGGAGGCTCGTGAACTCGCTCTTGATTACTGCCATATCTTCGCGCAGTGCGACGACTGTAGAGAACAGCGCCGCGCCCATCGCGAGGATAGCGCTCGCACTGATACCGAGCATCCACTTAGTAAAGTTGTCGCTCATGTGTTATGCCTTCGGGAATTGCGCCTTGATTGCTGCGCGCTTTGCGTAGATCTCGGCGAGGCGTGCTTCGTACTTCGCTACGTCTGCGGTGTTGTCTGAAGCCTTTGCCATCGCGAGCTCCGCTGTCAACTCTGCGATGTCCTGAAGATAGATACCTTCCTTCGCGTACGCTTCCGCGCGCTTGACGAAATACGGCGGCTCGAAGTAACCAGACGCGACGAGCTCGTTCCACTTTGCGACGCACTCGTCGTACGATGGGATCGGCTCGTTTGGATCGATCCATGTTCCGACCATCGACTCATAGGTACGATGCGAAAGAGCGCCGCGCAGGCCGAGTTGAGAGATGACGATTCCGAGTTCCATTTAGACGTTCCCTCCGTTATACTTAACAGCGCGCGCATGAACGACACGTACATAGGTTGCGGCGTTTGCTGTTCCCCACTGCATTTTGTAGTCGATCGTAATGTTTGTTGTGAAGTCGACCGATGAATCGTAGTCGAGCCAGTTGATCGGTCCGACCATCGCGCCGTTGTTATCAAAAGGCCAACGCGCGGCGTCGTTATACGTGCCCGTCAAACTTTGCGGATTCAACACTGTAAAGGTTACCGTGTTACCTTCGCGATAGAATCGGAACGTAGTGATATTGCGCCATTGGTACGTCGCGTTCGCTACTGATGTTGTCGCGGTCGAACGTTCTGTAATGCCTGTTCCGCCGATGCGACCAGTCCAGTTTACTGAGACCCCAGCATTTTGATTTGCGAGAGTGACAACTCGCAGTTCCACAGTCTGACCATCGGCCCAAGTGTTAGCAGGGATCGTAAAACTTGCAACCGTTGTATTTGTTGTCGTATTCTCGCAGTCCGCAGTCGTCACCGTATACGTCGTATCTCCAGCCGCCACCGTGACCGCACCTGTCGCCCCGTTGACCGAAGTCACCGCGGCTTTGTAAGTTTGATCACCGGCCAAGTATGTCGAACTGTTCGCCGTGCCAGTACCAAGACGCGCAGTGGCAACCGTGCCGCTTGTGATAAGGCTAGCGTCATGATTGCCGATGGCGATCGTAAGCGTCTCGTTGCCGCCGTTGTTGTTCTCAGTTAAAGCGATACCAGTACCCGCTACGAGCTTACCGTTAAGGTAGCCCGGCGTGGTATCGTTGGAAGAGACCGCGGCTTTCTCATCAGTACCGCCGCCGCCGCCCGGAAAAAGTTGTTCGATCATGCGTCGTTGTCCTTCTTAGTTTTGAAGGCTTGCCAGTGAACTGCCGGGTTGTTTTGAATAGCGATGATCTTAATCGTCGTATCCTGGCCGATGTCGATCTTAAACGGCGTGTCCTTCGTCAGCTTGAAACCTACCGTCGTCGTCGGGTTCGTCCCGTCGAACGTAATCATCGCGTCGTGAGCTTGCACTTGCAACACGATGAAGTCCGCGTTGTCAGGTGGTGTGATCGTCTGCGCTGTGTGGTTGACGAGGTTCATCGTCTGCAGCGTGCCGAGCCGTTGTCCCGTGAATCCTGTTATAGCCATCTTGTTTTCCTTCGTGTGAGGTTCTCACCTCCGAGGCCGTAGCCCCGGAAGTCAGAATCTCTGATTAGCAATAAACAGCGGCGCCGACGTTCTGATCCGTTGCGTTCGGATCGAAGTCTGTGCCGTTGTAAAGAACTGCGATAGCTGATCCGTAAGTACCTGTCGAGCCGTTGCCCGCAGTTGCGACGAGATCGATATAGCGCTTCTTGCCTTGGAGGCTTACGTGGAACGCATATACTTTGTTATCGTCAGTAGCTGACGGGAGCGCCGGGTTACCAGTCGCACCGAATACAGTCGCGCTGATGTCAGCTGCGCCGCTCATGCCTGAGTCGTCGCTTTGCTGCAACTTGAGAGCGCCCATCGCGATATCAGTCGCACCGAGTGAGAAGATAACGGCGAGCTTACCAAAGCCCGCAGTATCGATCGCAGTCGTCGCGAAATCTGCGTTGTCAACGATAGCCGCAGGCGGCGTAACGTTTACGAACTTAACGTTGTGGAGTGAGTTCATGTTCTGGATTCCTTATGCGTTCTGAGAAACAAAAGCGACGATAGGACCAGCAACACGCGAAGCCGCTGTAGCGTTGTAGTTTCCTACGTCATGCACTGCGATATCGACGTACTCGGCTGCCTTCACATAGATCGTGTCGTTCTGGAAACCGAGCGATGTGTCCGTCTTGATAGACGTCGACATGCGGTCGCCCATCGACGCAGCTTGTGCGAGGTTACCGAAGTAGCCGAAGACCTGCGAGTTCGCGTCTGTGCTTGGCATAACGTCGACGATCTCAACTGGGAAGCCGAGGAAGCGCATGCCGAACGAGCCTGCGATCTCAGCTGCAGTAACACCACCCGCACCGAGTGCGAGGCGCTCGCCGCTTGCCGAGAATGCTGTCTTGTTGAAATACCACTTAGCACCTGCGCGCGCGTACGTTGGGAGCTTAGAAGCGCCTGTGATGAAGTCGCTCAGTGTTGCCTCAGAGAAGAGGTTACCGCTGATAACTTGAGCGCCGCCGAGGTAACCCTTGTGCGTATCGTTTGTCCATGTGCCGCCCGCAGCTTCGAGGACTTGGCGGAACTTGTTACCTACGCCTGTGATACCACCGTAAGCCGATGTGCCGTCGCCGTTGAAGCCCGCTTCGTCTTCCTTCTTCGCGAACTGACGTGCGACCGAGTCTGCGAAACGCTGACCAAGATTTACTGTCGCGTTCATGTTGAGTTCTTCGCTGATGACTGCAAGCGCTGTGAGCTTCTTCGCTGTGAGCACTACCGAGCCGAACGTCATGTCCGATGCTGTGTAGGCTGTAGCTTCCGAACCCCAGTACGCTGTAACATCGTCGTTGGTGCGGAAGATGCGGATCGTCTCAGATCCCATCGGCTCAACGCGAGCGTTGCGACGGAATACGCCGTACTGCTCCTTCAAGTCGATGATGTAAGACGATGTCTCTTCAGGTACGAAGAGGCCGCCCGTCGCATCTTGGTTCTGCGTGTGCGTCTTGTACTCAACGCCTGTGACGTCTGAGTACTTCTGACGTGCGTTCTCGTTCGAGAGACCCGCTACGAAGAGACCTGTTACATACGACTTGTAATCGGCTTCGTTCATCTTCGCCTTTGCTGATGACTCGCCGACCTTTACTGTCGATGTTGACGGGAGCTCGTTGACTGCCGTCTTTACTTCCGCGATGCGCTTTGCGTTCTTTGCCTTGATAGCCTCGAACGACTTCGCCTCGTTGACTTGATTAGTGAGAGTGTCGATCTCGTTGTTCAGTTCTGTAGCCTTCGCAACATCCTCGGCCGTAGGCTCTGCGATGTTCGTCAAGACTTCCAGCTCTGTTGACTTCACGCGGATCGCGTCAGTCAGCTGTTGGATTGTCATTGGTTGTCCTTTTGACGTGAGTTATGAAGAGCTCGCAGACGTTGCATCTCCATCTGAGCGCGTGCGCTCTTAGGCTTTGCACTGTCGATGAGCTCCTTGATAGATGAGGTCGCATTCTGCAAAGCATCGACGAGAGATGAGAGGCGAGCCACGTTTGCCGACGAAAGCGTGCGTCCTTCCTTCTCGCGAATCTGTGCGCGTTCGTTCAACCTTGCGACAAGACGTAACACGTCGGCTCCGACGTCGTCGATGTCTTGCGTGAGTCCCTTAGCGCTAACGATTGCAGTTTGCGGATTAGCTCCAAACAAAACGGGCGACCACTCAAAGAGCGTGCCCTTGACGAGTTCGCGTGCGCCATCCGGCGCGATGCGGTCTTCCTGCACTGAGTAGCCGATGCTGAACTCGTCGATAATACCTTCCTTGATATCAGAAAACGCCTCGCGTCCGCGCTGCGTATTCTGGTTGAACTTGGCTTTCACGTACAATCCGCCGAGACTCTTCAAACTGTCAGGCAAAAGCGGATCATTCGGATAGAGTTCGCGTGCTTCCAACGTCTTTGCGACGGGTGCGTTCCAGTCGTGCATCCACACGCCTTTTGGCATCTTGCTTTTGAGCGATTGCTCGAAGAAACCCGGGATCACGCGGTCGCCCACGCTGTCGACGTTGTTGAATACGGACACGACCGCTTCGAGGATTCCCTCGTCGGCGTTAACGGCCTTGATATGACAGGAATGAAGCGACTTCGTCAAGTTCATTCGATTACCTTCGTAGTAGATGGCGCAACATGGCGAACGCGTTCGGATAGTTTTGCACCATCTTAACCGCCCTGCGTCGCTCTGTCGTAGTCGATCTTACGTCGCGCCCGTGTGATGCATCGGCAGTTAACGGCGTTCTTTGCTGAAAGGAACGGACCGGCCGGGTATTCTGTCTCTTCACCGCCGACCGTGAAAAATCCCGTTACCAGATTCTCCCATTGCCCGTTCGCTTTCGAGTGAGCATCGCGCGCGCCGGGGAATGAGATCCACTGTCTTACAATCTTACGATCGGGATCGGATTCGCGGTCGCTGACTGTCTTCCATACTGCGCTCTGCGTCTTACCTGTCGTCGCCGTCGCCGTTGTGCGGCCAATCGCGTTCGCCCGTGATTCGCTGATCTCCGTGAACTTCTTACGCAGCAATGCCGCGATCTCGTCAGCTGACAGTCCGCCCGACTGACTTAGGATAGCTCGTACGTCGTCGCGGATCGTACCGATAGACTCTGCGATCTTTGCGCTCGACTCGTCGATACCTTCGCGTCGTGCCTTGCCGTACTCGCCGTCCTCAGCGTTGACGTCACTTGCAGCCGCTGTTATCATCTCTTCGACGAGACCCTTGCGGTCGTCCTCAGTCGCAGCCAGGAACCGAGCCGTCCAGTCTTCGACGTCGAACGGGTCGCCATCCTGTTTCGTCATGACTGCGCCGTGCGTCTTCACACTCGCGAGGATCTCACGTTCGAGCTTACGCACTTCCTTGCCATACGAGATCGCGATACGCTTAGCCCATTTCTCCGAGATATCGTCGACTGCCTTGAAATACGTCGCGTCGTCTAACGAGTCGGAACGAAAGCCCGCGGACGTAACATCCGCGCCTCCCTTCGTTTGCACGCTGGTATCACGTGAGGCCGTTTGCATATCATCGTCGTCCGTATCGTTAGCGCCTGCGTTTGTGACTTCCTCGAGTGCGAACGCTTCGCGCGCTTCGTTCAACGTCATAACGCCGACTTGATACGCCTGCAATGCCGTGCTTCGCTGCGATTCTGCGGACGGCTTCAAAGCTTCGACCGTGCTCAGGTCGAAACCTACCTCGACGCCAAAGTCAGGTATCGCGAGTTGTTCGTTGATCTGATCCGCGATCATGTTCCACAGTGGCACGCGGACCATATCGGTAAAGTCCTTCGAAGCCTGCTCCGCATTCGAGTACGTCGACGACATGATACCCGCGTACGTGTAAGCGATAATCGGATGCACTCGGAACACGCCGCAGATGCGCGCCTCGTATTGACTGAAAGTCGACTCCATACCGAGCTCGTTGTAATCGAGTGCCAAACGTTCGACGCTCTTAACTCCCCACATATGACCGACCGAGCCCCGGCGTTCGCCGCCGTACTTGCGTTTGAACGAACGCTCGGCGAGTGACACCTGATCCGGCGACATCTCCTCGTCGTAGATTACCAGCGTCTTAGGCATCGCGTCATTTTTGTGGATGCTGAAGATCGTGCCGCTCGCCTCGTTGTAAGATTCAATCGTCGTCGAAGCAAGTACAATCGGAGAGCCACCGGCATAGCTAATAGCAGGATCAACCCAAAAGCCGCGGATATGAACGACGTCATCTTTCGGGACCTCCCACGTTGTCGAGCCGTTGTTATAGTGATACGCGCGGATGTTTCCGTACTCGTCGAGCACCGGCGCGAAGTTAGCATCCGAGTACGGTTTCAGATCGATGACCGCGCCCGCAGCGTTGCGGCGCTTGTGATAGTAGACGTTTCCACCGATACAGAGGTACGTCATCGCAGTAGCCATGCTAAGACGCCACGACGAACCCGCGAAGAGAACCGAAACCGGGTGATTATAGACGAACCCCTCACCATCACGAACGGCGAGATAGGCCTCTGGCATCGTGAGCGAGTACGCCATCGTGCACCCCTGTGCTACCGGGTTCTCCTTCCAGAGTCGGTACGCCTGCGCGAAGTTCGTCACCGGCGTGAACGAGTGTTTCGTGTACGCTAACGTCGCAAGCCCCGGCAGTTCGCCGCGCTCGGATAGCTGCAGCTGTTTCTCGTTCGTTCTGAAGATGCGATCGAAGATGCCCATGTGATAGTCTGTTAAGTGAAGAGAACGCCCGCGCCTTGATTCTTGACGGCTGCGAGCTCGGCATAGACGAGCGCGTCTACCATATCGTCGTGGTCTGAGATCGGAAACGATAGGAGCTCACGCTCGAAGTGAGGGTCTAAGTTTGTTACGTGAGTGACGAGGAGCTGCTCATAGCGAGCGAGTACGGCATGAAAACGCGTGACCTTGTCGCGGTCCGGTTTAATAGCCTTTACTGGTAACGAGGTCTTTCGCAGTAGCTCTTGCACGACTGCGACTTGATATTGCACGGCTTCGATGTTGATCCGCTGCGGCTTCCACTTCGCGGCGTACTGTTTCACAGTGTCGACGACCTCGTGAAAGCTGACCTTACCTCGCCACACGTCGACGACGTAACGGCGTCCCGATTCTGGATCGTAACCCACAACGACGATAGCTGTATAGTCCGCCGTCTCCGACTTGGAGATAGCAAGGTCCACGCCCATACCATAGCGCAGGCCAGACGGCACGCGGTCGCTCGGTACGTGAGTCAGATGTTCACGCTTAACGAGAGCGCCTTGCACGTCGATGAACTCTGCGAGAAACTCTTGTTGGAATACCAGACTCGGCAGTTCGTTACGTGCGGCTTCAACTTCCGTCGCGTCGATGTAAGGATTCGCGGACGTCGGCATTTGCCAATACGACCAGGTCTCGTCCGTCACCGCGCGTTCGCTCAACGTGTGGAAGTAATTCCTTCCCTTTGGCGTCGAGAAGAACCACGCGTCGCCCTTGTAGTCTGCAAGCGTTGGACGTATGGCCATCGTCCACGCCTCCTCGAGGTTCGTCACCATCGCGGCCTCATCGATCACGACGCGCCGGTACTTACGACCGCGGACGGCGTCGTAGTTATCGAGAGACCAGAAGTCGAGCTGCCCGCCGTTGATGTACGTGATACGCTTCTCACTCTCGTTCGTGTCAGCGATCACCGCGGCGAAGTCTTTCTTCACCGTTCGCCAAACGTCCATCAACATCTTATAAGTCGGCGCGAAGTAGGCGGCCGGATCGCCCGTCGTGATACACTCAGCGAGCGCAGCCTCGGCGAGCACTGTCTTACCCCAACGGCGCCCGCAGTTCACGACGTTAAAACGGCGTCTGTTATTCCAGACCCGCAGTTGTGCGTCGTGCAGTTCTATGTCAAGAGTTATGCGGCTCATCGTCTTCTCCACTGCGACGAGCACCGCCGATCTTTACTGTTAGTTCCTGCGTCTGCGTGACCTTCGACTCTACCTCGCTACGATCTCGCCATCCGAGAACGTTCTTAGCGATAAAGATAGCGACTGAGCCGTTACCCTTCTCGATACCACCGTAGGCGTGGGCGTCGAGGAGTTGAGATATGCGAGACTTGCAAGCGAGGCGAATCCTTTTGACCGCGTCGGAAAACTCGGGATGTTGAGACTCCCAATCGCGGATCGTATCGTCGTGGATTCCGAGATGAGTCGCAAGTTGTTCGATGTACATACCGGCCCGCTCTGCTTCGTCGAGCTTGGGCTTCAGTGCGTCGAAGTCGTATTTCGTTGGTCGTCCTCCTGCCATGTTGCAACCTTACCACATGTACACGTATAGTTTTGCACCAACTGGAGATACGGCTCTTGTCTCATCACCCGGACGATATCCCTCACGTCAGGGAACAAGACGATCTGATCTTCGACGGCTTCGACCGCGCGCATCACGGGTTGTCGCTCCCGGTTGAACTCCCGAGCGATCGACGAGTAGTCCCACGCGAACCGCTCATGTAAGACGAACCAGACGAGATGACGTGCAAGCGCCGGACGTCTGCGATGTGAACGTCCGTATATCTCCGCGACGTGTACGCCTATCAGCGCCGCGGCATGGTGAGCGATTACCTGCGCTATCATGGCAGCCTCAGGATAGCGAGTGCTTCGTCGGGGCTTGTTACGACGTGGTAGGGCACTCCGTGTCGACTGCAGCATTCGGCGAAACGTACCTGCGTTTCGGACGGCTTACCTCCGGGGCGCTTGACTTCAAGCATCCACACGCGGCCGCGCTTGTAAACGGCGAGGTCGGCATGACCTGACGTCGCGTTGATGTTCACCACACGATAGGCGCTGAGGCGGCTTCCGTGCGCTGTGAGCGATGTTGAGCTGTTAACCCTCACCACCATATACCCCGCGGCTTCTAACGCCTTAGAGATCGCTGTCTGGATCTCGTGCTCCTTTGGCGGTGGCCCTTCGCCTGCGCGCTTCTTCTTTGCACGCTCACGGGATGCGGCCTCTTTGTCGAGATGTTCCTGCCATTTGCGAGCGTCGATTGCTGCGAGCTCTTCGTCGATGTCCTTCATGATGCCTCGTCGAATATGATTGAGTGATGAGCCGTCCACGTTCCGTCGGCATGTTCGATCCACGTCCACTCTATTACGTTGGACGGGTACATGAGTGCAATAAGATCACGGTCTCGTCTGTTCCGTTGTCTGGCGAGTTCGGCACTCGCGAGCACCTCGTCGGGAGTTACGATCCTACCTGCACTATCCCCGGTTACAGAGTTACAGAGTGAAAAGCCGTTTTCTATATACTTATTATTAGATATGATTTTCCCTCTTAAGGAAAAATCACTTTCACTCTGTAACCGAGGCTCATTTTGAGCCGTTTTGACAGGTGCTAACTCGTTCGTTGTCAACGGCTTACTCGGTTTACTTGTAGCGGTTACAGAACTTTCCGGGATTTGCACCCCTAACCACTCGTCAAGGGTAGAAATGTCGTAGTTAGAACGCATCGTTCGCCCCTTGTACGTATGCACTACGTAGCTGGTGAACCTTTGCGGGCTCCGACTCTCCGGTCACCGAACGACCGATCGCCCGGATTTTGACCTTCCACACGCGCAGCGCCCGGCCGCCGTCCTTGACGACAACCTGAGTGAAACCGGCTTTTGTGAGGGCTCTTCCGAGTTGATACGTGTTGAGCCACGGTATCTTCGCGTTCTTCTCTTGGAATATCTTATCCTGCAGCATCGTCATGATTTCCGTGTTCGACATGCCTGCGGCCGATTCGGTAGGCAGCGCTTCGACGTATCGCCATACGAGGTCGTCGGCTTCCGTTGATACGGCGTAGTTCGCGTTCATCGCTGAGATGCGTTCGATATCCTTTGGTGAGGTCCAGTACTGGAACCCGGCTCTCTTAAGTGCGAGCGCTTGCGCCCATACGGCGTCGACGTCTATACTGAAGAGCGCCCCGAGATCTACAAACCCTCCTATCGAGATAACGGCAAAGCGCCGGGATCCTGTCTCGTCATTCAGGAACGACCGGCGGTTGACTGACCCGGCAAATGATCCCCTACGGCGCAGCGTGGTTTCAGCACGCCCATAGGCGAGCCGTACGCGCTTATCCGACGACGTGATGAGGGATTTGATCTTCTCGGCTTCTCGCTTCGTGAGAGACTCTAGTTCGTCGTCGACGATGATTAGCGAACGTGCAATCGATACGAGCGTGTCGCGGTCGTCATTGATGCTACCTTCGTAGTAGTGATCGTGCCGCAGGTGTTCTGGACACAGGTAGCGTAGGAGCGTGGTCTTACCGACGCCCTGACCACCTTGCAGAATGAGCATCGTATGGTTCGGCTTGTTATCGACTGCACAGGCGACCGCGGCGACGATCCACTTACGAAAGATCAGGTCGTTATAGGCCCGCTGGGCTTCGACGGGATAGGCCGGATCGGGAGGGATTAGGTCTAAGATCCTACCGATGTGGTCCGTGTCACCGTCGCGCCACTCGGGGAGGTTAGCGAAGTACTCGGAGATCGGGTCGTACTCCGCGCTGAAGTCCGAATCCAATATTTCCCAGATCCTGTCGCGTCCGATCTTAAGACCTGACGAGCGCATCGAACGCAGTAGACTGTTGACTGTGTAGTCGTCGAGCCGCTCCCATGCTGCGTTAACGCTGTCACGGTACTCGATCGTCTGCGTCGCGGTGTTCTTTCGGAACTCGTACCGCGCCGTCAGGTACGACTCGATCCGGTCGAACGTCTCTGCGGCGTCTTTTGGCGCTTCTTTGTAGATGTCTTTCGGTATCGGGCAGCCGTTCTTTCGTGCGAGGTAGATGAGCGTCCCGGTCGTGACACGTGTTAAGCGATTCTTGACAACTTGACTATACGGCACGTCCGATGGCGACCACTGCGATAGGAGTGCTATCGTTTCGGGCGTGTCTCCGAGCGCATCGACTACGGCTGCGACTGTTCGTTTCCAGTCGATATGGTCTTGCTGCGGTGGTATAAACTTCAGCATGAGAGACACGTCATCGACTGTCAGCTTACGAGCGCCGAACGCGGAGAACTTTGTCTCCTCGTGGCGTACTTCGTCCTCGAACGATAGCAGGCGCTGGACTTCATCATCGCTGAGAGTGTTATACCACGATACGACCTGCGCGTCGGGATTACCGAACCAGAGGCGGACGGCGTCACGCGCGTTGGTATCACCCGCGAACCGTTGAACGAGTGCGGTCGTGAGGGCTTTGTATTCGGTGATGTTGGTGATCGGCGTTTCGAGTACAAAGATCACCCGGTACCGCGGATGCACATCCGTATGTGACGGCGTCGTGTAAGCGAAGGAGGCGTGCTTTGCGAAGTACTCGTTCCGCGATGCGGCTCCGAACGATTCGCGGCCGTTGTCGATATCGAGTCCGACGATCGACGATGATATGAACGCGTCTGAGTTACGGCGTGCGTAACCGTCGGCGCCTTCCTTGAGGTCGGCGCTACAGATCGGATGACCGCGTTTGGTCAGGTGGTATTCGATTTGATCGACGGACCACTCGACGCGCCGCAGCTTAGCGGCGAGGTCGTTGTACTGGTGGCGCTCGGCTTTGCCTACGACGGCAGTCGATACGCATAGGTTGTATATCATGTGTCCCGGTCCCCGGCGAGTTTGAGGTAGATGGTCAGTATCACTACGACTGCGAGTAAGCTTAGCAGTCGAACGGCTTCTTCGCTCACCATGACAGCGTCCAGTATAGGCATTTAGCTACGAAGACG